AAGGAATCTTGTCTAACCGTTGGAGCGCTATACGCTAAGGTTAAATTACCGGTGCTCGGTGTGATTATTTTGTTTTCAATCGTTGATGGGGCGTTGCCAACTAGAGTCAGTGTCGCCGCAGCGGGAGTCATCACCTTGCCCGTGACAACAACAACAGGCACAGAGCCGATTATTTCTGCCCCTCCACTAGGTGTGAGGACTGTCCCAGTAACAGCCAACGGAGCCGCCCCAGCAATAGTTAAGTTTTGTACCGCAGGTGTGATAACTTTGGCGCTAACAACAGATGGTGCTACGCCAGTAAGGGTTAGTGTCCCCACGTTTGGCGTGATAAATGTTTCTCTAAGGAGAGAAGGCGCAATACCTGTAAGCGCTAATGAGCCTACGCTTGGCGTAATGATTGTTTCTCTTAAGAGAGAAGGCGCAACCCCCGTAGCCGTTAGCGCCCCAACAGTTGGTGTGATAACTTTTGCACTAACAACGGAAGGCGCTATGCCTGTGAGAGTCAGCGAGCCAACACTAGGCGTAATGATGGTCTCTCTTATTAGCGAAGGAGCAACACCTGTAACAGTCAACGCTCCAACGGACGGCGTAATGATTGTCTGTCTGAGCAGCGAAGGAGCCACCCCTGTAAGGGTTAACGAGCCAACGCTAGGCGTAATGATGGTCTCTCTCAAGAGAGAAGGCGCTATACCTGTAAGAGTTGCTGAACCAACGCTTGGGGTAATGATTGTTTGCCTGATTAACGAAGGGGCAACGCCCGCAATAGTCAAAGAACCAACGCTTGGGGTCACCACGTTGCCCGTGACAACAACAACAGGCACAGAGCCGATTATTTCTGCCCCTCCACTAGGTGTGAGGACTGTCCCAGTAACAGCAGTTGGCGCTACACCTGTAAGCGTTAAAGAACCAGCGCTAGGGGTAATGATTGTCCCCCTAACCACCGTTGGTGCCACACCAGCAACAGTCAGCGAGCCTACGCTTGGGGTGATTATTGACCCACTAAGAACAGTCGGTGCTATGCCTGTAAGCGCTAATGAGCCTACGCTTGGCGTAATGATTGTCTGTTGTAGTAGAGAAGGAGCAGCGCCCGTAACAGTCAGCGAACCTACGCTTGGCGTGATGATTGTCTGTCTTAGTAGAGAAGGCGCAACCCCAGTAACAGTTATCGCACCTACGCTTGGCGTAATGATTGTCTGTCTTAGTAGAGAAGGCGCAACGCCTGTGATACTTAACGCACCTACGCTCGGCGTAATGATTGTTTGGACTATGTCTGTGGGTGCTACACCAGTAAGAGTCAGGGAACCTACAGAGGGCGTTATGACTGGCCCCGTAGCAACAATGGGGGCTACACCAGTAAGCGTTAATGCGCCAACAGCAGGTGTGATTATTGTTTGAACTACGTCTATTGGAGCCGCGCCCGCAAGTATCAGTGAGCCTACGCTTGGGGTGATTATTGACCCACTAAGAACAGTTGGGGCGGCGCCAGTAAGCGTCAGCGAACCTACGCTGGGGGTAATTATTGTCTGTCTTAGTAGCGATGGGGCTACGCCCGCAATAGTTACCGAACCTACGCTTGGCGTAATTATTGTTTGGACTATGTCTATCGGTGCGGCACCCGCAAGTGTCAGTGCCCCAACAGCCGGTGTGATTATTGTCTGAACAATATCGGTCGGAGCAACGCCTGTGATAGTTAACGCCCCTACAGCGGGCGTAATAATCGTCTGTCTTAGTAGAGAAGGCGCAACGCCAGCAAGCGTTAATGTGCCTACTAAGGGCGTTATGTTGGTATTTGCAACCGAAGCACCACTAAGCCCCGAAAACGGTGCGCTTGAGAACGGTGCTTGTGAAAACATAGTTACCTCTCAATGCCCAACAGGGGGAAGGACAAAAGCCGTTCCCCCAAGTTTACGAGCATTACCTTATTAGGTTAAGGTAAATATGCCAGTAGCGGCTGGGAGGATAGTTAACGTGTTTGGCGAAGTAACTGTGAACTGGGTGGTAGACAACTGGCAAAAACACAGTAATTTGCCTGCGCCCGCGCCCGTGGAGTTACGAAGGATCGCGTATCGTACGTTAGTTAGAGAAGCGCCAGATGCCGTGAAGGTCAAACCAACAGTAGACATTGTGAACTTCATCTGTTTTGCAGATGCGCCAACAGTCCATTGTGCCGTTGCAGGAACAAGGTTACGACCGCCAGTAACATAACCGCCAGTAGCAGAAATCTCTGCTGTAATCTGCGCGTATGTGCTGATCGTAAAGGTTGAGGCATTACTCGATGTACGAGCTAATACCATTTTAAAAACACCCGCACCGAGCGTAATTGTCCCGTTGCCAATGTATCTCTTGGCGTAACTATAAAGTTGCCATGCACTTGCAGCCATGTTAAATCTCCTTAATGTCAGCGTATGATGCGCCAGTTTCTAAAATATGGCGGAGAAGCCCACCATACACTTCCAACTCAATCTCATCGCCTAACATTCGGATTAGGTCGATAAATTCTTGTGCTTGCGAAATCATCCAAGGGTTGCAGTAGAAAATCTTTCCACCCACATTTACTGGGGCGACTAGTTGTCCGTCATTTTCCGTCTGTTCGTAAGCATGGTGTTTGCCATCTTCTAAACATGAGTCGCATCCAAATAGGTGAAATCGCTTGAACCCTAGCATTCTAAACAAAGGAATCGCTCTAAGCAATACCGTAGAACCGCCCGGAATGGGGAACCATGTTTCGTATTGTTCTGCAAGAATGTTGTTAAGCAGTTCAGTGCTTGTGTGCCAAATGTAAGTCCGTTCTTTTGGTAACTTCTCAAATACAGATGGGTCACACTGGGATGCAATGAAATACTTGCAGTCATCAACAACATTCTCAACAAACCGCTTGTTGAAGTCCCTACCATCTACCATCACAAAAGCAGAGGGTGTGACGCCGTTATCTAAGCAATATTGGTAAGCATTGTTGATTGCAACCAACTTAACGCCGTTTGCACGGAGTTCTTTAATCTTGTCCATGTTCTCAGCAAGAGAAGGCCCACCGCCCACGATCATCACTTCAACATCATTTGTTGGGTAGGGTTGTACTTGCTGAAAGCCTAGAGAAATATTGTGCTTGACATTTGCTTTAACTTTTTCTTCATCTAAGTTAATAACGCCAATGTCCACAACATCCGTACCAGAAGACCATGCAGTTACATAGAACAGGCAGTATCCATCACGCTCTTCCGACCAATGGATGATGCACTGGCGGTCATTAAACTTCTGCAACCACCATGAATAGGGCTGTACAGTCAAGTGCAACTTGTGACCAACCAGCTTACCCATTACATCGTCTTCTGTAGCAATCTGGAAGAACACATGCTGGCAAGCAGCCAAACAGTTATCTAGTACGCGATCTACATGATGTGGGCGGATATGCTCCATAACATCTGTACAGAACCCATAGGCGGCGGATACTGGTAATGGCTGGCTTAAATCTGCTTCCACAAAACGCATAGCATGGCTTTGTGTTTCAAGCATTGGGACAATGTCTTCATCTAAGCAGTTGTCAGCAAAGTCAACCATAGTGACATTCATGCCACCAAAGAACGCTAAATTCAACGCTCCACGTCCTGTACCGCAACCAAGGTCAATAACTGACGCGCCTTTTGGCGGCTTGGCTTGCGCTAAAAACTCTTGAGCAATCTGCTCTCCGGGGGCTACAACTCTGTATTCTGGGCGACTCCACATCATCTTGTATAAATCTTTTTCTAACGGGCGATCGTTAGTGATTTTTACTTCTGGTGGGTCAGAAAGAACAGAGGAGAAGAAAGTCATGCGTTCCCTTTTAAGAAATGCGAATAATCGCAGATGTGTTAGTGACTGCGGGGAATTGTACGGTAAATGTGGCTGTAGAGGTCTTATCTGCTCCAAAATCTAACACACAAACCGCTGGATTTCCGCCACCGCTTAGATAGATTAACGCACCCCGTGCAGTAATAGCGCCCGTCCATGATGTGTTATCAAACGAAATAAAGGCTGTGTCCCCATTACCTACCGTTGGGGCTTGGGCTATGGTCAGCAAATTACCGCCCGCTACATAGTTGCCACCAGACGCTTCGCCCGTAGCCGTGTACGCAGTCGTGTCTTCATTAAGAGAGGCTGAGTTGGTATACAACGCCAAATAAAAACTACCAGACGTAAAGTCAAATGAGCCATTCATCAAGCCCGTCTTAAACGTATTGCAGGTAAAGTTACCTTGAAAAGCCATCAAGTCACCGCCTGTCTATATTGACCAGAACGGTAAGCATCCTGACGCTCCATGCCATCTCCAAGGCGTTTAGCCAATGCTAGTGCTTCCTTGTATTTACCATCATATAGAGCCATCATGTCTTGCTCGCCCTTCATGTAAGTGTAAGCCTCGACCAATGAGCCATAGAGTAAGACACTATCAAAGTTATCCCCTAGCCAAGTCTGCCCTGTGCTGTTGGAAATTGAATAAACCGTACCAGTAAAAGTAGTACCTGTGCCACCAATATTTGCTACAGCCGCGCTTATAGTATTACCAACCACATAGGATGAACCGCCCTGCGTAATGGTTACAGTCGTCACATAACCACCAGCTACCACAATAGTGGCTAACGCACTGCTACCAGAACCACCAGTTAATGGCACGTTGTAATAAGTTCCAGCCGTCAAACTACCACCCGGAGTTACGAGCGACACCAAGGTAATCACACCTTGAACAATGGTTGCTGGATAGTAGTAATAGTGTAGTTCTACGCTATACGCGGCACTTGGAGTCGGCCCAACAATGAAGGACAACTCATTAGTGATTTCGCCCCCACTAATAGTTGGGCCAAACAACCCGTAGTACTTAGGAGCGCCTACGTCGGTAGTTGGGTTTGGGTACGCCTGACGTATAAAATTTACATCTTTATTAAGCAAGTATTCGTAGGCTCCGTCTGAATCAATCACTGCCATTGAATAGGTAGCTAGATAGTCGTTCGGGGCTGACAAATACGGGTTTGCAGAAGTCAAAGTACCTGTTACGTTTTTACGTAATGATGGAAACTGAACCGTGTTGTAAATGCGCTGCTCTGCCTGCGTTATGAACGTATTCATATCCGCAACGCCAAAAGTATTCTCCGTGTAATCGGAGATCGCAATTACAAGCTGGTTGTAGTTCATCCCATCTTCCCGCTAATCTTGCGTCCTTTGGTTGCAGCGCCGTATCCACGCATCACGCCAACACCATATGGGTTAACTGGAGCATAGTTACCTTTGCTGATACCACCAATAGATGGGTTCATCTCTGTCATGCACTGAGCGCCAGTCTCTGTGGGCAGTCCAGCTTTAAGTGCTTTACCAGACATATCGTGTGGCTGGGCATAAACGCTGGCATCACCAACTTCTTTGCCGCCTTGTTTCATGCTAAATTTAGCCATTACTTACCCCCTTGATTCATTGCACGGGACATGTTACGTCCTTGACGCATACGGTCTTCGGAGGTAGGTCCACCTTTAGCCATCTTGTGCATACGACTTTCGTGACCTTTAACCATTTTTTTGGCTTCTGTGTCAGCAATTGCTTTGACTTGTTTCTTGTCCATTTTTAACTCCTAAGTTACGCTAACCGTTACTGTACCCAATTCCACCTCTAAAGCCAAGTTATTCGGCGTTAAAGCCGCATCAAAACTGCTTGACCCACCAACAGGATTCCAGCCCCATTGAAAAATTCTGCTACCACCGCCGCTATACCCATCTGCCAAATTACCAGAAACTTGATAGCTCGTGTCTGGTCTAGGTTCGCGTACTGCTTGCGGGTCATTTACGGGGTACAAACCAAGAGACAACTGCGGTTGATCTGGGTCCCAACATGATGAGCAAACCTTGATCTTAAACGGTTTTGTCTTAACAATTTGTGTACGTAACTCCTTGAGCATATACCGTTGGTAACACCTATCACACTCGGCGATTGCATGTTTACCTGATGCGTACTTACTAGGCATTAGACTATCCTACCTCTGGTTCTACCACGCTGAGCTATACCATCTGCACGGTTAGAAACTGAGACTGTACCGCCTTTTTTCTTGGGGATTGGTATTCTGGGTTCATCTGGTTGGGCAAACGGACTTTTACCAGCACTCCTACGAGTTTTTGCCCACGAATGAGCCTTATCTTCGATGTCAGGCGTTATGTCTTCAGACTTAACTCGCTCAAGCTCTTTTTTGGTCAAAGTAGGCACAACTAATGGGTACTCACCTTTTTCATCTTCCCTAGAATATTCCGTCATAGGGCGCCCATTAGGAGTATCAAGATATCCAAAATACCCTTTTCCTTTTACAGAATCACCAGCATGACGAAGCCCATGAGGGGCCAACCCTTCATCAGTGCTATAGCGTTTTAATCCAGTTGCCACGGTTACCTCATGAACGACATACGAGGCACGTAACGATCTGCTGCTTTCTCCCTGTCTTCCTGAGCGGCGAGGTCAAATTGCTGTTCGTAATCGGCTTTTAACATACCAATTCTCGTTGTATCTATGTTTGGCAGCTTCATACTGAGGTTGTACGCTAAACCTGCAACCATGCAGGTAATGAAACGAAACGGAATATCCTGTGTAGTTACACCGTTGCCAGCATCTTGCATACGGCGCATACGGTAGTAAACAAAGGTGTATTGGTCCCCGGGAGAACTTGGTGTAGGCCACACATTGACACAAGGCAGGTTGTTTACATACACGCTATCGCCCGCTGAATGGCTTGCCGCAGTTGTGTTGTTCTGTCCACGCCAAGCGTTCACAATCTGGTTACCCACAATGTTCTGGTAGCCAATAGTCTCAGTACCAATGTTAATAAAACCCTGTGTGGGCAATGTAGCGACGCTAGTTAGCGTGATAGTAGTATCTGTGGCAGATATGGGGTACCCCGTAGCAAGCGTAGTGTTGGCTACAGTAGCCACGCTACCTGTTTGGCGGTTAACAAAAACTTGAATCGGTCTGCCCGTAGCGTTTTTGTTCGGTATAGTGATATAGGTACTTTCACTAATACGACTGATATTTATATCAATTTGGTTGGACTGTTCACCATTGTTTTGGCGTACCACAGTATCAAGCAAGTCAATCGTATCGACTGGAATAGGGTAGATGGCTTGGCCTGTGTTCATAACAAACTGCCCTTGCTCTACCGTCCAAAGATTGATGCCCCGATTAGCCCACTCAATCGTCAACAAGTTAACAGAACGTCTAGCGGTTCTAAAATCGTAGCCAGTACGTAATTCTTTTCCGCAACGCTCAAAGGCTTCCTCCACGAGGTCGCCCATGTCTAAATTGAAAGTGGTCAAACCGGAGGTGGACATTATCTAAAGCCTGCTGTTTTCTTTGCAACCGTTTTGGGTTGCGCTACGAATTGTTTTCCGGCTTTTTTGCCAGCGCGTTTCGCACGCGTTGTTGCAGCGTACTCAGCAGGGCTGAGACTTTTAATCGCAGCTTTTGGAAGGTATCGCTCACCTGTGTCAGAAGATTTTTTACCACTTTTAGTTGTCCAATCTTGTTTGCCCCAGTCCTTTAGGGATTGCTGGGGTTTTTTAATCACGATACCCACCACCTGCGGCTTTATAGCGTTTAGCCATAACTTGAGCCTTACGTGCTGACCACTGACCTGCGCCCGTGCCTACGATTGCCGCAGCTTTGACGCTGTTGAAGATACGTTTACGTAAATCAGGTTTAGTGTAGTTCCCAGCCTCATTTACCTTAGATTTTGTTTCTCCACCTTCAGCCATCTTCTTAGGCTTCTTACCTGCTGCTTTCATGGCAATAGCAGTTGCGGCTTGTTGCGCCAACCCACCTTTTTTGTATTCGGCAAAGTCGGTGTCGTCACGGCGTGTTTTTTTCACGCCTTTAGGCATCTTAGAAGGGAGAATATTTCCCATGCCGCGTGAGGCTCTCATTTTTTAGTACATCTTTCCACGAGTTTTACCTCGTTGAGCACAGCCATCAGCGCGTGAAGAAGCAGAAACTTTGCCACCTTTAGCCATTGGTTTGCGGTACATCAAAGCAGCGCCACCGCCAGTTTCAGCGGAAGTAAAGTTAGCCTTCTTTGCTTCCTCAGCAGCAGCGCGTTTTCTTGCAATCATTTTTACAGTGTTATCTGCGGCTTCACCTAAAGGATCAATATCCTTTTTGAGAGTTGATTTGATAGGTTTACCATCAACGCGAATATCGCTACCGGGTTCTTGAGTTTTGCCTGTACGGACTGGCTCATCCACTGGGGTGGAGTCTTCGTATTTGTAGTCTTTAGCCATGATTAGCTCCTTAGCAGGCTCTGCCGCCCTTGTTCATAGTAATCATCTTGCCTTTGGTTTTGCCTTTTGAAGCAATACCATCAGCGGCTTTGTGCCCACCTGACAGACCACCAGCAGCCATCTTCTTAGCTGTGCCGCCTTTTTTCATTGGCATTTCTGCTTTGGCTCCAGCTTTTTTCTTAGCTATCATTGCCATAAATCCGGGGTTCATTTTGCCTGCCATATCACCACCTCTTTTAAAAGTTTTGCCTTTATCGGCGTTGTTGAAATCCTTGCCCACAGACTGCGGGACTCCTACTTTCTTAGCAAATGATGGGTTGTTAGCCACCGCAGCCATGAAATTGTGCTGTTTCTTACTCGT